TTCCGATCTTGCCTTACCCATACCTTCACCTTTGTAGCCCTTGTCAATCAATGCATCGATACCGCGTTTGATGTAGTCCAAGGTCCTGACGTCCGGTACCTTACTAATGCTGGCAATGTTGCCCTCGCTGTCGACGTTGTAGATGTCTTTGAGGATAAACTTGCTTGGATCTTCACCACGTAGCTCCGCTGCCCGTGCTTCTTTCGCAGCAATTCTTTGAGCTTCTTTAAAGGCACTCTTAAATGTATCGTCTTCTAATACCTTCATGAGGCGCGGATCGTTAACAGATCCATGGGCGTAGGCTGCATCATAGAGGTTATTTGCATTTGCACGAAGCTTGCCAAGTAAGCTATCTTCACTTGCAACATAGTCTCGGCCCTTGGCCAAGTCTTTAACGACACGCTGGCCAACAACATCACGACCACCCTCAAGACGGTCTTCTAATGCCTGACCAAGAATCTTGCGGCCTGGTCCAGGAATCGTGACCACAGCTTCACCAAGTGATTTAGTAGATGGAGTGACGTCCATGAGTGTCGAGCCAACACCCATTGCTCGATCTTTTTCAAGAATGGCTCTTGCTTGTATAGGATCGATCTCGTCACGGGCCATAGCTTCAAGCACTTTTTCGTTTGCTCTTTGCTCAACGGTCTGAGGTGAAGGCGCAATCTTGCTCTTAATAGCCTTGCCGCCAGCTCCTATAAGTTCCGAAGTCTTTGCAATGACAGGTCCTGCAACGGCGCTTGTTAGGCCACCTTGAACTGCACCAGAGCCACGTTCACCTTCAACTGCTGTACCAGCACCTGAGATAGATCCTTGAACACCGGCTGTCCCTGCCATACGAGCCGTTGGCCCTTTCATGAATTGAGGCAAGACAGATGACAGGCGCTGGGCAGCCTGAGCTGTTCTTGTTGCTCCCACTGCAGTCGCCGCTTGGCCACCAGGAATGAATGCAGCAGCGACACTAGGAATGGCTCCTGATACGACTTCTGTGCCAAGAGCAATTAAGGGATTCTTTTCTACGAAACGATCATAGGCCTCGCGCTCTTCACGCAGCACATCTTCATAGGGGCGATTTTCCATCTTGGCTCTGACACGGGCAATTGCCTCGTCTCCAAAACCAAAGCCTAGGCCTTGACCTACTGCACGGCCAATATTGGCTACAGATACATCGCCACCATTGCGGTAGTTTCTAGTTAAATCACGATTTGATTTTGGTATTCCGCCACCACCTCCACCACCTCCGCCGCTTCTTGAGCCGCCTAGTTCAAGCTTGTTTTCTTTAAAGCCCTCACCAGTTGCTTGTCCTGACTTAACACGGTTGATGTAGTTCTCCATTTTTTGAGACTGGTCTGGATATTTTTTGCCAGTTTCAACACGAGAATCACCAGGTGTCCTTGCATACTCACTCATCCATTTAGCATCTCTAGGATCAATTCGTCCTTCATCAATGCCTTTCTGAACAAGAGGGTGGATTTCAAATACTCCGCCGCCATCAGAAAAACCTACACGGCCGCCATCAGCATTTCCTTCTGGCTCTTCATCACCTGATACCGACTTACGTGAATAGGCTCCTGTACTGATCTCGGTCAATCTTGTTTGATTGTCTTTAATTCGGCGGGCCGCTGCCTTCTGGGCTCTTTCCCAAATAGCTTTACGAGTCGCTGCCGGCTTATTGATAGAGCCTTGAACATCAATCAAGATCTTACGTTCACCTTCGGTTGGTGCTGCACCAAAGATCGCTTTCAATTGGGTCAATGCAGTACCAAGAACAATGTTCTCAAGATCTGCAGTTGCTGTCTGGGCTTCAGACTGGCGAACACCAGGAATCACAGATCCAATTGATTCACGAACACCGGCTGTTCTACCTTCGTAAGCCACGTCATTTAGTTTCAATGCCTGTCCAAATGCGGTGACCACTTCCTTACCGGCTGAAATCTTGTCTTGCAGCTCATCTTTAAGCTTGATCTCAGCAGGAGACAGTTTAACAGACGTGCCTTCCTTAACGATCGTCTGAACACGGTTGTTGAATTCAGGTGTCCCTGGTTTGTAGCCCTCGTCTGCTGCAATCTTGCCTGCAGGTGATTGCGGCTTGCTGCTCACGCCATCTGCACCGCCGGTTTCAGGCTTGATGAAGGTCAGTTTCTTGATCCTAGCTTCTGCGATACGCTTGGCATCGGGAGTGGCCTTAGGATCTTGAATAACTTCAGTTAACTTCTCGATCTCAGTCAGGCGATCTTTAGGAACCGTCTTAGCCAATGTAGAAAGGGCAGAGACCTTAGTCTTGAGACCCTCACCCCTTTGGTCGATGGCTGCAAGGTCGTACTTCATCTGCAGATCTTCAAGTTCTGCTTTAGACTTACGCTTCTGACCAAGAACGTCGGCTGCTACATCAGTCACACCGCCAAGAGTTTCAAAGAAGCTACCAGTCCTAGTTGGCTTACCAAAGGCACCGGCAATACGAAAAGCCGTCTCTGCATCAGAAGGACCAGATTGACGAGCAAGAATACGCTCACGAGCCTTATCAAGGATCGCTTGCTTTTCAGTGGCTTGTTTGTCAGTCTGCTCAAGATACTTACCCAGCAACTCTTGAAGCTGGGTTGTATATGGGTTTTGACCCCTTGACGAGGTGAACCCGGTCTGATTTGTTGTGCCTAGCTGTTCTTGCAGATCTTCATCATCTAACGGCATATTGAATCCTCTTAATTATTTTCCACCAAACAGCTTGTTGAAGCCATAGATACTTGCAGCACCCTGAGCCAATTGAGACAACGGCGAAGGTTGATATACGCTGGCAGGACCTGTAGAGGTGGTTGATGTCGACGTAGGAATCTCAAGGCCTCGAATAGCTGCGTTGAGGAATGCGATATTGTTGCGGTCGTATTCTCTTTGTCCGAGGAAGTCGGCGTATGCCTGATCCAATGAACGCTGAGCTTGCTGTTGTTGAGCAGCTCCCGCACCTTCCAAGGCACCAATGTTCTGAAGTCCAAGCTGAGCTTGCTGCTGACCAAGGGCTCCAAGTTGCTGGGCACCCTGTAGTTGACGAGTAAGATCTTGGCCTGCAAGTGCGCCAGTCTGCTGACCTACTTGCAATGCTTGTGTTCCTGCTTGACCTGCTAATTGGCCAGTCATTTGACCAAGAGCCCCCAATTGGGAACCAGTCTGTGCATACCTTGCAAGATCAGCACTCTCAAGACCTGCTTGAGCTTGACCAAGAGCCGCTGTCTGACCAGCCGCTTGTAGTTGACGAGTACGGTCTGCAGCAAGTTGCTGAGCCGCTTGACCATAGCCAGATTGCAAGGCTTGTGCTTGCTGAGCCAATGTAGATTCTTGAGTGTCACGCAAAGCACGGCCAATAGCCTCGCCTTGACGGCTACCACCAAATTGACCAGACTGAATTGCTCTGTCTTGGATCTGCGGCAGAAACTGCTCACGCAAGTTACGAGCACCTAGTTCACCAATGCGGTTAACCACTTGCTCGTTGTATGGGTTCATGTAGTCTTGAATGCCAGCCAAACCCGTTTGTCCTGCTTGCCCGGTCATCTGAGCCGCTTGAGTCAGGTAAGGTTGAGCCAAGGCACTGGTATCGCCGGCTTGCATCCGAATGTTAGTTGCTGCTTCACCAAGCAATGGGTTTGCAGCGGTCATTGGGTTGTAACCAAGAGCCTGCTGGAAGTAAGGGTTTGCTTGATTTAAAGAGCTTCCAGTGGCCCCTTGCTGGGCGGCTTGTAGAGCAGATTGCATTGTCGGGGCGTATTGCTGCTCAAGCCCCAATGCTTTCTGATACGCCGTCTGCTGCGCCGGATCTAGTCCGGCAATCCTAGGATTTGTGTATGCCTGATACGGTTCAGCAGCAATCGCGTTTGCACGGCTGATTAAGCCTTGTGTGTAGTCGCTGTACCAGGTAGGTAAGTCCTGCGTCGTCTCACCATAAGTGGTAACAGACGATGGCGGACTGCCCTGGAATAGAAAGTCTAGAATTCCCATATTAGGACCTCTTCAAGTAAGACAATGGGCTTTGGGCATCAGGGCTGATCTTGCCTTGGGCTAGATGTTTTCCCTTTTGCTTGCGGATCTGTTCACGCATCTGATCTAAGCGATCTGCACCTGCTTCAGATGAACCATTGCCCAGTAGAGCAACTGTCTCCGCATCAAATACATATTCGCCATCAGACAGGACAGCATCTACATCATCAGAGCGCCCGTCAGCACCACCACCAATGTTATAGCTACGAACCATGTTCAATGCACCACCGGCTGCCATACCAGGTTTAGAAGCTCCAGGAGGGGTTCCGTACTGGTAATAAGAAGTCCGTGGATTACGGTTCACAGGCTGAGGACTGCCTCGCATTGGCATACCTCCAGCAGGAGGCATGTTGCCAGTCTGCATTGCTTGGTTTAATCCGCCTTGTGAAGGCATACCACGTCCCATACCACCGGCTGGCATTCCTGTCTGCATCATACGTGGGTTCATAGGAGCAGCTCTACCACCTGCCTGATAAGCTTGTCTCATTTGCATTAAACCACCGTCTCGTGCAGCAGCTGGTGGAGGTGTTATCAGTTCAAAACGGCTTGGGGTAAAGAAGCGATGTTCTCCACCTGCTTGGCCATATTTAGTGAAGTCACCGCCATATTGCTGCTGCTGACGCATATAGTTGTATTGATCCATTGGGCGCGTGAAGCTAGGATCACGTGTGCTACCAGGATTTGGCTGTGCGTTTGGCGGAGCATCTTGGCTGAGTACACCAGTCGCCAATGTGATACCAGCCAACGTAGTCAAAGGATTTTCAATGGCGTAGTCAACAGCTTTTCCTGCCAGCGTCTTCATGTCACCGGCATTGATGTCAGTCAGATCAAAGTTTTTAAGCTTGTCGCCAAGTGATCTTGGAGTAACACTGGGAAGATCGTAAGAAAACTGTTTAGGAGTAGGAGTAAATCCAAGCTCGCCCACTGTTCCTGCTGGCGTGCCTGCTCCATAAAGTTTTCCACTCTCACCAACCCAAGAATCGCTCATCCCACGAATAGAAGGATCTAAGCTGTTCATGCTGTAGGTGAAGTCAGGGATAGCTTCTTGTGCAATGGTCAAACCTTGGCCGCCACCCATAGAAGAAAGACTAGGCGAACTTGGCAACTGCAAACCAGGATTAGTGCTTTGCATACCGGCACCAAGACTGTAGTCGATGTTGCCCATTAAATCCCTTGGCAATGGAGCCATTGGATCATACTTAGGCACTCTGAGCTTACCAAAACTGTCGTCAAGTCCTTCAGTCAGGTAATTGCGAGTTGTTGCAGTAGTCAACGGACTTGATGTAGGAGCCGCCACCTTAGGAGCAGGAACCACAGCATCGTCAAGAGAAGTCGTTAAGGCATCATCAAGCGGATCTAGCAACGTAGGATTTAAGTTTGGCTGAGGCGGAACAGCAGAAGTAGTTGCACCAGTTCCACCTGGCAAGTTAACATCTGGTACCCCCTCTGAAAGCAAAGTGGCTCCTGACACATCTGGCGCAATTCCCTCACCAGGAAGTGTACGAAGACCAGTCTCAGTGCTTCCTGAGAAGGCAGATGAACCATCTCCAAAGTAATCAAATGCACCTTGTGTCACGCCAGCTGTTAAACCTGCAATCACACCGCCTTTAATGGCCTCATCAAAGTCTTCACCCTGTACAAGCCCAGCAGTAGTATTGCCGGCTGCCGCCCCAAGCCCGGCCCCCACAGCAGTGGCTCCTGCCCCAAACACACCTAGTGAAGGAGCAATCATGGGTCCTAAGATAGCAGCACCTGCTACCGTGGCAATTGCAGTTAAGGGGTCATCAAGGATTGGCTGAATAACATAATCATCAATAGCGCTACCGATGTCACCAATAACATCACCAACGCCCTCTACAACGTCACCAACACCCTCAACGATACCACCAATGGCATCACCAATTGCTGAAACGACTGCACTCATTATCTAACTCCTTGACGTGGTGTTCCGAGCTGTAGGGTCACTCTGTACTGACCATCTTGCGTCATCTCGACTTGATACCCCATGCCAGGGTTAGGAGGATTTTTTGCAACAGTTCGGAAGATATTTAATAGGCTTTGGTCTTTAAATTCTGTGACCAATACATCAAACCCGGCTTTGTATGCGTCGATGACGAATTGGAAACCGGAGTTTAAGAAATTTTGGGCAATGTCAGCGTTCAATGCTCTGAACTGACCCTTGCGAGGATCTTTGGGCGAACCATGTATGAGATACAACACATTTCCGTAGCGCAAAAACTTGCTGTCAGGCATCTGCACTTCTTTTACGAAGGTTGCATATAGGAATTCAGGTGGGTACTCTGACTCCGTATTTTCAGAGGCTATTTTTAAAAGCTCTCCGACCTGGAGCATCTGTTGTCTGCTATCTACTAATGGCATAATCTATATCCTTGTGTTGAACAGTGCGGCGCTGAACACATTGCCCATACCAGCACTCAAGCTCATCACTATGCCATCAGGAACTTCAACCGGATGCGAGAGGTATACATGATCCTCTTCTGTCCTATTCAAGATCTCAGGCACAGTGCCCTTCCCCAAATCATTGAACAGCAAGAGGGTCTCTAAAAGTCCACTCGCTCCCATCGTATGGCCGATTCGTTGCTTATACGATGTCGCTACAAACTTGCCAGGCAACTGGTCTAAACATGCTTTTTCGGCTGCATTATTAGATTTTGTTCCAGTGCCATGTGTCTTGACGATTTTAATTTGTTCTGGTGAAATTTGACAAATTTCAATGGTACCTTTTATGGCCCGAGTAAATCCCTGACCATCTTCTCGTTGCCCGATGGCATTTGTCAGAAGCTCCGTGGCTGTATAAGCCCCCAGAAGCTCGGCTTTTGGTATCAAACCAGACTTTTCTAAGGCCTTCTCACTCTCAAAGACTGCAAAAGCAGCCCCCTGACCAATGTAGAAGCCAAAATTCTTAGAATCAAATGCAGAAGGCATCACCTGATGCTCCGCTGCCATCTTTTCTGTAAGGGTTGCTCCTGCTTCGCCAAAGAACTGTAGGGTCATATTGTTGACCTGGTCTTCGACTGCAAGAACCACCACGCGGTCAAACCCATAGAACTTAATCAGGGTCTGCACGTCCATCAATACCTTGAGGCTCGATGTGCACGCGGTTGCGTCGGTTGCTGTATGATCTATTTCCCCGCACTGCGAGGCTATACGGCCTGCGTAGATCTGGGTCAATGACAACGGCAAGACCTTGTAGTTAAAAGTCATGCTGTTCTCTTTGCCCATCTTCCTACCTTCGTTGGCAAAGTTGCTGTTTCCAGAAGCTAGGATAAAGGCAGTCTTGCCAGTCTGTGTCTGGCGAAGAAGGTTCAGGAGATCTGGATCTAGAACCTTTTCTGCTACGACGTGAGCAGGATTAAAAAGTCCCGTCTTGACTCTTGCGTAGCTATCGGGGAACCAATGAACGCGCTGCGGAAAACCATGATCTTGGTAGACCTCAGTCTCTGTCGTGCTAGCTGTGCGGCTTTCAGTCAAGAAGATTCTCATATAATCCACCCCACGGCTTGTTCAAATGATTCAGGTTTACGACGACCATGCTCATTTAAAAAGTCCCAGCATTCTTGTGGAGTCTTGGCTTGCATCTCTTTACTCTTCTCGTCTTCCACGTCGTAGACTTCGCAGAGATATACTGTACACATCAGAAGGTCAAGGCTATCAAGACCAACATCAGTAAACAGGATGTCCATCCTATCGATGGGTTTTAGTTCGTTGTGAAACGGTTTTGCTTTTTTAGCTACTTCATGCAGCAGCTTAAGGAAATCATTTTCTGTCATTTAATCCACCATTTGTACGAAGCGTTGTGCCCAAATACGCCAGTCGTCAAAATCATTTGGATTAGGAATGTTCTTTTGGCTCAATCCCGAGATAACGCAGAATTGCACGCCCCACTCCTGCCATTTGGTTTCATCGTCTAGCCTCACGAGAGGGCCAAAGTTATCAAGATCGAGTACGACTTGATCTGCCCAGTCTCTGAGGCCTATTATAACAGGCTGCGTGATCACGTGGAACCCCCTGCAACAGCTCCAAGCACATTTCCGTCTGCAGGTTCGACGTGGGCAATGATCTGACCCATCTGGTAGTTACCATTGATTGTGTTTGAAGTAAACTTAAAGCGAAGCTCTCGGCGTTCTTCTTTGAACCAGACCACCTGCTCGTAAGGATCTGATGGTGTAGCATAGATGATACGCTCAGGACCGGCTACCTCGCCCGCCTTGGCGTTGGCTCGTCCTGTTAGCTGAACTGTCATATTTTCAGACTGCACAAAGTCAGGCTCAATCATCTCGACCCTGATCCACTTGCTCTGTGGATTGCCACCGACTAAAAAGCTCATGTCAGCAGTCTCAAAGAAAGAAGGAACAGCTGTGATGTTTTGGCCATCAATCTCGTTTGCCTCAAACTCATGCTGCCAGACCTTAAAACCTTCTTCAGGCTGAATGGCCCTTGGATTACCGTCTTCTGTGATTCGAATGTTATCGTTTTCAGTGATTCGAATGTTCGGCACAAAGTCTGAAAGCTGCACACCAGTCAATAGAGGAGCAGCATAGACAGGCGAGAATTCGCCTGCAGATCTACCACCGTTAGGCAACTCGGTATCATACCAGGTACCTTCTTTAATGTTAAAGATCACGGCATGGGTGCACTCAGTAGCATCACCACGTGGATAGCACCACCAGATCTCGCCATAACGAGGAACCTTATAGGCAAACACCTTTTGTGTTGCATTTCTATTTAAGCCGTCAAAAAAGTAGTTGATGTTGAGATTGTTAGGAATCTCACGAACAACACCGTTAAACATCAAGAACCTGTCTGTGCCGCACCAGAAGTACTGGCCGTCATATTCAATGACAGAGGCGGCTGACAAGATGCTAGACTGGCTGCTGATTGTGTCAAACTGGAATATCTGGGCACCACCGACAAAGGAAGCACGAATAACAGCGTCTGCGGACCAATAGAGGCCCGCAGGGGCATTTCCTGGACCACCCCTAAGTGGAAGTCCACGAACAATCTTTTGTGCAGCTATGCGCGCATTTCCTGAGCCTACGCCTGTAAGATCACCAGGATCACCAGCGACTGACCATCCAAGAAAGCCATCACTTCCAAAATAAGTCAAGTAAGGGTGCAATACGCAGACGCCACCGTTCACATTAGCCCCTGACGGGAAGACAGTTACTTCTTGAAGAAGCCCGGTTCCTATAAGGTCACCAATGAATAATTGGCCGCCGTCATTATTACAGATGCAATTGGCATTTGGAGCCACTTGGGCTACCAGAGTATTCACTGGCGGTATGCTTTGGCTGTCGTAGACTACGTCAAACTGCCAAAGGTTTTGTTCACTGACGTCAAGGGTGGCAGGGGTCCTATTTGTGATCAGGCTAGAGACTCCGTTGCCGTTGATCCTGAAACGCTCTACAGAACCTGCAGATCCTGAGTGGATGTAGGTAAAGTTGTTTTCGGTATAAGTCTTGATCCCGCGGCTGATCTCAGACAGGTATCTGTTGATGACTTTATAGCCGCCAATCTTACGTGGCAGTCCACGCTGAAAACGAACCCATTGTCCGTCTACGTAAAAATCGCCCTCAAACCTGGTACCATCTCTTTTAATACCGGCCTGCGAACGAATGATGACAGGCGTTGTTGCCATTAGTAGGTTCCACCTTGAATTGGATCTAGACCGATTGCTACCTGAGCTGCTCCCTGGGAAGCTGCCGTAAAGATTGCAATACCAGTGGCCGTACCTCCTAGATTGATCAAGGCATTTCCTGCGGTTGTTGCTCCAGTACCGCCTTGGTTAATTGGAATTGGTAAGGCAACGCCCCCGGTGTCAGCAGCCACAACGTTTGTACCATCGCAATACATGATGGTTCTAGCTCCTGTTGCAACAGCAACCCCAGTACCTGAGGCTGTCTTAACAGTTAGCGTGTAAGCCCCTGTCGTATCATTCGTCACCCAGTATTGCTGTACCGTGTTTGGCACGATGATGTTGCGGTTACCAGTCAAGACACCGGTAAACTGGTAAGCGATTCGGTTTAATTCTGATCCTGACAACGTGTAGTTGCCAGAGCCTGCTACGTCAATAGATGTGTAGTCAAATGCAAAGACAGGGGCTTGGCCGTAGCCGATCGTGTAAAACTGAACGCCGTCTGTACAGATGACAGCAGAGTCACCAGGCTGGAAAGTCAATGAAGAAGAGCCGTTGATCGTCTCGGCTCCTGCAGGGTCTACAAGTAACGCACCACTACCTTCGTTGCGTAGGTTAATGAACCAGTTATCACCAAGTGTCCCTGCGGCTGTTAGTGTTAAAGTGCCAGCTCCTCCGTTCCAGATCAATGTTCTTGCACGGTCGTTGCTGTTTGTCGTGTAGTTTGTACCAAAAGAGGTAACCGGCATGGACTGTGATAGCACAGATCCGATAGCGATGATGCCTGTTCCTGCAAGTGAAGCTGCGTTGACTGAAGATACAGCAGCCCCAAATTGATAAGCTTGCCAAGTGCCTGCAGCTGTTGTATTGTTTGTCAAATACAGCTGCCATACAGTGCCCGGCGCCGCATTCAGTATTTGGGTACCGGCGTTGTTCTTGACTACAAATGCGTTAGCTCCTACGTTGCTGAATAGGATTGTCTGACCTGTTGATGCCTCTAAAGCAGAAGGCAATATGATCGCAAACGGGCCTGCAGAAGCAGTCACGTCCATGATCGAAGCAATCAGGTTTGTAGAAGGGGCAGTTTCAAGTGGCCAATCAAACGCCTTATCTGCAGTCAGGGTGACAGCAACATAGCTGACGTCTGATGGGCTGATGTTATCGCCACCGAAGATATTTGTGAAGACAGTCATATTAAGCCTCGTTTCTTACGGCGCCACGGTCCAAGATCTTCTTAAGGTCTTCACCATTAAGTGCTTGCGCTGCCATAGCGTACATGTTAGTCCATACAGGGATGCGCTCATCATTCTTTAGGAATGGGGTCGCTTCTAAAAGTGTTGCGTATAACAATAAGTTTGGTGCAAATTCTGTCAACCAGTTAGTCTGATTAGCATCATCAAGCAAGGCCGGTAGCTCGTAATAGACAATCTCAACCGGGTAAGCAAGATCAGGTGTCGGTGCAAAGACCCAATTTGTATAGTTGTAGTCTGCATAAAATACAGGCTGCGCTACCTGAGTCTGATCGGGCCAATAGCTTCTGACGTATTCATAGGCTCTTGTGAAGATCTGGACGCGAGTATTGTATTGAACGCCTGTTCCGATGTTCATGCTGATTGTTTCGCGCCAGCGGTCTGGCTTAGGCATGACTGGAACACCAGCTTGCATGTTAGTCACGACAACAGCTTGAAAACCTTGAATCTTAAGGTCGCGACTGATACGGCGCTCTGCTAACGTAATCAGGTTAGGAATCTGCGCAAAGACAATAGGATCCGTAGAGGCAGATCCTCCACGTTCAAGATAGCTCCTGACGTCATCTTTGAGGGTGTTAAAGGTCATTGCTTGTGGCATAGTCTATCCTTAAGCAACCAAACCCGGCAAATAGACTGTCTTGCCGTCACGTTTGACTGCCGTCAATTCTTGTTTTTTTAAATCAGCCGGGTCATAAGACACATGAACCCAGCCACTGTCAGGAACGCCTGGCGTATAAAACTCCAGAATCACCTGAGTAAAAGATAAATTCTTACTGATCCACTCGGCCAACTCATGGTTAGGAACCCCTGGGATCTCGATGTCTGCTGCCAGGCCTCTACAGTGGTCCGAGGTCTTAGAGCCTCCAACCTTGGCATTCACCTCAGGAGCACGATAGCCAGAATTAACTTTCACGCCTTTCTGGTAGTGATCACGAACAGGCTGCAATACCTTCTCGCAAAGAACGACAAGGTTTGCAATCTCAGCGGCCTTTGGTGTATTGTCCATGCCATGACGCAAAGCCGTCTCTGACTTTGTCATCTCTTCAAGGCTGAAGTTCTTACTTAGCTGCATCAGACTTTTCCTTAGACCTCATGTCCATGATCTTCTCAAGTGTACGGCCGCCGAAATAGAAGCTCATAATTAACATGCCCCACTGGCCCAGCAACTCAACATACTTTTGGTTTGCATCTTGTCCAAATGCAGACATCATCGCAAATAGGAAGTAAGCAAACAAGATGAAGATCAACGTCATCGGGCGGATGTTTTTACTCAGCCAAGAATCACTAGCCATATCGGCAGCTTGACGCTTTGTCAATTCTTGGGCTTCGATGTTATCTGCATTCAATTCTGCTAAGCGGCCTTCTTGCTGCATCTTCAAAAGTTCGGCTTGAGCCTTGGCCTTCGCTTCGGGGTCAGGAATAAACTTGTCTAGGACCTTCATCCCAACATCAACTAATGCGGTCAACGGAAACATTATTTACTCCCCCATACGATGTACCATGAAATCCACGCAGCTACTAAAAAACACCAGAACTGCACCCAACGAACCTTTGACAGCTCAGAGTCAAAATACTCCTTATCTGCCTTTTGCAACTTTTCAATCTCGGTCTTGATGTCTATCACCTTCTGCCACTCTTTCGTGCCATACTGCTTGATAAACTCAATCCGTAACTTATACTCCTCGTCCGAAATCTTCTTTCGGTGTTTGTACTCCTCAAGGGCCTTAAATATCGCCCTTTCCTTCTTTAACTCTGCTTCCCTACGCTCGCGAATTCTGGCATTTGCCCGTTCCTTCGCTACATCTACCGCTTCCTTCTGAACATCCTCAATGTTCTTACCGATCTCTTTACCGGCTTCTCGCCCTGTCTTAAAGCCTTCGCTGATACCTTTGGCACCAGCTGCTAACCCCAGTTCGTCTGACATAGCTCACTATTACTTTTTCCCTATCTTTTCACGTTCTTCAAGTAGCTTTACCTTGACTTGAAGCTCGTTGATGTCTTTGTAGATCTGTTCTTTCATAATGGCTCGTTTTTCTGCACTTAAAGGTGAATCGGTTGGGACACCCTCTTTAGTGATCAAGGCAGGCATTGCTCCTTCAATCTTTGTTAGGCGAGTAGAAAAATCAGCTACTTGCCCCAAGAGCCATGCAATACACGCTACCAAAATTGGTATGACTGCTTTTAATATGTCTTGCATGTTCATAAAAAACTCACTTCGTCAATAGTTGAATCAATAGCATACAAACTGCCCCGGCGGCTGCTATGATGGCAGCAGCTGCACCGACCATGATCGTCTCCATACGTTTAAGTCTGGCGTTACTAGACCTAAATTGGAGCTCGATGTTTTTATAGCGCTCTGCACAAACAGCCTCGTGAGTCGATAAGGCTGCAGCAACTTCTCCTACATTCATCCTATCACTCCCCTGGGCGTTCTTCTTGATCGGCATGCGGCTGATTCTTGGCTTCAAGTTGAAGCGCCTCGATCAATTGAAACACCTCGGTATAAGGGCGATTGCCCAAATAGCCGAGGACCTGGTTTAGCAGCTTGACGCTGATCTGCATGTGTTCCATTATTGGTTTCCTTCATCCGCAGGGAGCGGAGTGTTACCTTCGGCTACCCACTTTAGGTACTCTTGGTAGTCGGTGTTGTCTGGCGCATTTAGTGGAATGCAGATGTGAGTATCACCTTCAAATTTTGAAACAGAACAATCATTACCAAACATGTCTTTATTTAATTTATACATTTATAACTCCGCAGAAAAACCTAAATAATCACCATTTACCCAATTACCAGTAGCCATAAAAGAGTTCGTTGCATCACCGCCTGTTGCCGAAGATGTCGTGTTGGCGACCAAAAAACATCCGTTGTAAAATTGATGACCTAAAGAAACTGTGGGTGAAAAAGGAGAAGTGCTATTAGCAGGGAAGCAATATGCATCTGTCCTATTAGGTGTTGTTAGAGTGGGTGTTGTTCGCATCGTCACTGGAAACATAATATTTGTATAAACACTAGAAGCGGTATAATAACTCCCTGTACCTGGAAGTGCTACATTACTATCACTACTTGCGCCTCTTCTGTAATAAACATAGTTATAGCGATAACAAAGTTGCAACTCAGTTCCATACGAACGGAAGTCGAACGATGTGGCTACAGTGCCTGCCTCAAGTTGGAATCCCGTGACATACATGGTCGCGCCATTGGTCGCCAAAAAGTTGGTTGCGCCAGAAAGACCTAAACCAAAGTTGGTTGAACTCCATGTATTTGCGGAAGGAGCAAACCAATTGCTTCCAGCCGCCAAAGTAATTCCTACCTCAATGCCGATGCCATTGGTTGCGCCTACCCAAGAGCCAGCGGTATCGCCTGCAACGGTAATGGTTTTTTGCTCCCAAGTGTTTGCCGCATTCACAGTAAATGTAGAAACATACGAGCGGCTGTAGCCTGAATTGAAGCAATAGAAAGGGAATGTGCCTGTGATTGAACTGTAAATCCAGAATGAGACCGTAAACGATTTGGCACTTGCTAACCCAAAGTTGAAATCAGCAAAGTTGTACCCCTCAATCCTCTGAGCAAAAGAGTAATAGGAATCACTTGCCACGCTGAGTGCAGTTGAAGAAGTAATCAAAGCATTCAGAGGAAATCCAGACAGCGAACCAACTCCTTGTTGAACTGTAAACTTTGATGCCTGTTGCGCCCAATAGCCCCAACGGTCAAGTGTGGCATAGGTGAGCGTTGAAGAAGAAACGGCATTTGCGACAGGCCCAGTGCTTCTTTGCGCTGTAGCCATATTCCCGTTGATAATCCGATTCTTGAACGACGACGCATTACCAGCACCGAGCGAGTAGCCCGATTCTGTGGTCATCTTTTCTGCTTGTACTGTGCCGTAACTCATGATTGCTCCTTCGGATATTTTTCTTTAACCGCTTGGATGGTTGCTTTCCATGCATCATAGCCACCATGGTACAGCGTATCTAGTTGGTCAACGATTGATGGATATTCAGCGGCGCGTTTACGCTGATATTCTTTGGCGTCATGCTCGGCTTGAATGCGAGCAAACTCAGGATTAATTAAATTAAAATCCAGAGTGATTTCATTGCCATCTTTATCAAATGCTTTTTTGCCACCGATGCAAGTTACTGCATTAGGATAAAGTTTATAAATTGCTTCATCAATTAAAATCATCCTTTAATCTCCATAAGAATAACGGTGCTAGGGGTAGTTACATGACTACTTGATCCAACACCAAGTGAAGCACCAATATAAAATGTTTTACCTGTCTCACCACCAACCTGAAGTTTATAAGTTGTAGCAGATGTTGTGTTAGGAGAGTCAACAAATTGGTAAGATACGGCTGATCCCTGATTCATTCCATTAAATACTGTTGCTTGTTGGGACGAACCAGTTAAACTTCCAACGGCTATTACAACACCAACCCCAGTGTCTCTAACTAAACGCAAATACATTCTTTCATTGGCTATCGTTGTAGAGAACATTACAAGTATTCTGCTTGATGTAGATGATGGGGTAATTGTTGCATTAAAACCTGATACATCGGTAAAATTATCATTATTAGAGCTTGCATAACTTTGATAATTAAGTTGAACTCCTTGAACCACTTGCAAAATACTACCCGCTGGTAATTGAGAGGTAGTTACAGAAGAAGCTGTAGTTAAAACCGTACCAGTATTGTCTGGCAGTGTCAGTGTGCGGTCGGTGTTGCTGTTTGGGCTGGCAATCGTGAAGATGCCTGTGCCTGACGCATTACCTTGTAGTTGGACTTTAGACATTAGTCGTTCCTTTCATTCTTGCTTCTTGTTTGGCCTCGTGCTCTTTGTACGCCGCAATGACTTCAGGTGTCCATGCTGCATTGCAGATAGCAACTACGTTGGCTGGCTGACCCGTCAGGTCTTGTGCTGGCGTCAACGATGTACGGTGATATGTTTTTGCAATCTCGTTGCCGTCTTCAACGACTCGTGTTGCTTCTCGATAGAGAACAATACCATTCTCGGTCACAGTGATTTGGTCTACTGCGGTTGATTTTGTAATTGCCATTTTTGTTCCTTTGTTGTGTCCAGCCTGACCAATCCAGTCAAACTAATAAAAATTTTATTAAATAAAATAAAAAATTCCGCCGTTAATGTCAGTTCCTCCAAATGCGCAAGCTGAGATATTGATACCGTTTGCCGTACCACCACTCCTGTCTGCTCCTATATCAATATTCGTACTATTTCCACTTGCACCCATTTCTAAGTAAGAAAACCCAGTAAATGTAATGTTATCTTGTTGTGGCGTAGTCCTAGGATTAATATGGTTTCCTGCTGTAAAAGGCAACCCTCGAATTAGCAAAGTCCCAGAACCTGTTCCGTTTGTAAACGAAAATCCAACCCTAAAAGCAATATAAACGACGTTTCCAATTCTTGTATATTTGCCAAATTGATTGCTATAGGAAAGTCCTGTTGGGTTCGATGAAGATGCTCCAATTGTAGGAGTCCAAGACCCTTCCTCATAATCATCCAACGTGTTTGCGTCAGTTGATAAATTTGGAGTTGCCGGAAAGGTTATACCAGCACCAGAAGCCGAAGGAGTTGCACCACCGACGCCAACGGTTGATGCAGAAATAACCGTCCCAGAGTTGGTTGTAATTCCGTTTGTGCCGTTGATTGTTACAGCCATATTCTTCTCCTTAAATCACCGTCCAGACAGAACCTGACGATACCGTCACGGTGATGCCTGAGTTAACTGTTACTGGGCCTGACGACATAGCGTTGGAACCCACTGGAATTGTGTAGTCAGCAGATACGGTCGCTGAGTTTACAAACAGACCGTTGCTTGCCACCAACTCACTCGATTGAAACTCACCCGTAGAAGGCTTGTACAGCAACTTGGCGTTTGAGGTGAACAGCGTAGAAGCCGTGCCACTTGTTGCGTTTGCAAACAGCGGGAAGACGTTTGTTGCAGTCGATGTGTCATTGCTCAGTGCCGCGCCACCTACAGAAGCCCATGCAGTGCCGTTATAGCCTTCAAACTCACTTGTCTGCGTGTTAAATCTTAACATGCCACTGACAGGAGATCCTGGTCGAGCAGCCGTGTTACCCTTACTGATCGTCAAGGCGCCAGTCGAACTAAACGTAGAGTCTGTCGTAGCAGTCAAGGCACCCGTAATTGCTAACGTGCTGCCGTTCCAAGTCAAATTAGAAGAATCAGACAAGAGACCAGAAGCGCCTGCAAAAGTGACTCGACCTGATGTCAAGCCGCTGCTACGTAATTGGGAAGCCGTTAAGTTTGTGCCGTCCCAAGTAAAACCAGCTGCTCCAGAAAGTAAGCCGCCAGTCCCTGCAAACACGACCTGAGTTGATGTCAAACCACCCACTGTTGCATTTGATCCCAAGAACAAGCTACGTGGTCGAGTGGCTCCAGAGGCTCCAATGTCATACGTATTGTCAGTGAAGATCAGGTTAGACGTGATCGTGCTATTGATCGTCAGGGTATCTGCAGAAGTATCACCGATCGTGATGTTGCCATCAAATTGGATGCCGCCAGTCACTTGCAGCTTAGAGATAACGACAGAACCTGTTCCGTTAGGAGTCAAGTTAATATTGCCGTTACTGTTTGTAGAGATGATCGTGTTGCCATTAAAGAACAGGTTGTCAACAGTCAGCTCAGATGGGTTACTGCCCATCTCAACGACCGTGCCAGAACCATTCTTGGCATACATGCGCTTGTCTGCTACGTTCAGAGCTAGTTCGGCACCTCCCGCAGCATTGGTAAGATCACCAGCGGTTGGAACCGCCGAGGTGTTCTTATTCTTTATAAGAATAGTGGTCATTAGTATGTACCTCCAGGGATTGTGTCAGTCCAGGTGGGTGAACCAGTGCCCCCTGAGATTAAAAATTCACCGCTACTGCCAGCGGAGCTAAATGCGTAAGCCGTTCCATTACCATAAGAAACTGCTCCTGCGGTTGGAGTAGCTGTTGCATTAGTGCCTCCGTTTGCAATCGGTAATGTGCCAGTTACACCAGTCGTCAAAGGCAAACCAGTTGCGTTGGTAAGAGTAGCTGACGAAGGTGTACCAAGTGCAGGAGTAACTAGGGTTGGTGATGTTGCAAATACCAATGCTCCTGAACCTGTCTCGTCTGTCACAGCAGCCGCTAAGTTAGCCGATGAAGGAGTTGCCAAGAATGTAGCAACGTTTACACCAAGTCCTGTGATTGAACCAACTGCCGGAGTAACTGTTGTATTACCTGCTGCCGTCAATTGACCTTGCGCGTTGACTGTAAACGTACCGACTTGGGTAGCTGATCCGTAAGGACCTGCAGTCACAGCTGTGTTAGCTATGCTAAATGTTGTGCCTGCAAGATTTAAACCTGTGCCTGCTGAATAAATTTGAGTCGCAGCAATTTGTACAAAGGTAATGTTAGTCGAGCCAAACGTGATGACGCCTTGCGTGTTGCAGACGTAGGTCTCACCGGCACCGGTTACGCCTTGCTGAACAAAGAATGTTGAACCTTCACCTAACGTCGTTGAACTGGTAAGACCGTACGTATCCGTGTCTGTAGAACGAGTTAAGATCCAGTTTGTCGAGCCTGAGCCCACGTTAGTGACAACGTACACACCGTTTTGAGTTTGCGTTGTTTGCGTATAAATTAACACGCGGTCATTGACTGAAAGAGCAACTCCGTCAATCACTAAGGCTGCTTGTGCTCCCGCGTTGGTCAACGTCGCACCAACACCAACCCCAGCTCCTCCTGGTTGGTTGTAGGTTGCATTTAAATTAGTTGGTGACTCAACCCGAACAGGCGTATGGAAATGAACGCCAGAAGACACTAGCGTGTCAACGTACTGCTTAGTTGCTAACTGAAAATTAGATACAGGGTCTTGCGTTACTGTAATGCTCGTCAGGCCTGCTGGTGCTAGCTCTGTGGCACCTAGTGCAATAGGGGTTGTTCCTAAAACAATCGAGCTATTAGTTAGCGAGGAGTTACCAATATTGCTAAGAGTGTTGTTAGCACCGCTGATCGTCTTGTTTGTCAGCGTTTGGCTGCCCGTTAAGGTAGCCACTGTGTTGTCAATAGCAATTGTTACTGGAACTGATCCGTTAAAGCTAGTTCCTGTCAGGCCTGTTCCAATTGTTAAGGCAGAAGTCGTGCTAGCATTGATTGTGCCAGATGCTCCAAGAGCGACTGTGACTCCGTTATAAGTGACTGAGCTATTGGTAAGTGCCCCATTTGGAATTGCACTAAATGAATTTGTAGCTCCTGACAATGACTTGCCTGTCAAGGTTGCTGGAATATCAGCATTGACAAGAAGTCTAAATGCGGTTGGTGCAGAAGCCCCTACTGCAGGTCCTGCATAGACAAAGTTAGCCGGTTGATTTGAGACAATTAAAGCAGATCCCCAAGTAGGGGCTCCTGAACCGCCTGAGACGAATACTTGGCCGGGTGATCCTACTGGGCTTTGTAAGAAGGCATTGCTTCCGTCATTGTACCAGATGCTGCCGCCCGTCAGGTTTAAGATCTGCTGGCCAGTACCGCCATTTGTCAATGGCAGCAAACCGGTGATCTCGGTAGCATCAGCAAGATCTACAGCAGGGTGAACGTGATCTGAACGTGAAGAAGTATTAGCAACACCAGCTGTTGCACTACCAAGGGCTGCTGGGGTGTTTGATCCAAAGTTGATGCTAAACGTGCGGTCTGCTTGTAAGTTACC